GGCAGTAGGAGGAGCAGAACGTATATTGCTAGTACTATTATTAGTTGTAGTGCTACTAGAAGAAGAACCAGACTCATAAGTAGTCGATGCCGAATAGCCACCTTGTATAGATGTGTTACCACCCGATACATTAGATTGCGAAACATCTGTGTTAGCTGTAGTTGCATAAAATAAACACACCAATAGTGTTAGTAATAGTCTCATTTTGTCCCCTGTTATGAGTATATTATATGTTTCTTAAGTGAGGTGCAATAATATTATTCTTTGCTTTGGGCCTAGAATTTCTATTGCGTGCAACAAAGGTAGCTTGAGCCTGCTTCTTTGCCGCAGAATCCCTAAACTTAATTATTTTTATAAAATCTTTGTAGTCCATAGTGGACTGATTATACACTATTTTAATCTTTTTGAGAAGTGTTATTTGGTTCTAACTCATAAAACATATTATCAGAGTCTTCGGTAACCCAATCGGCTCCTTCTACGTCCCAATACGTAGTTTGGACTTTATAGTCCGGCCAACTCTTATCAGTAGTAAAGCTATTAACGTGCCAAATGCAGCGATTATTTGGCTGAGCGGCATAATTACCATTTTTAAGTTGGATAATATGTGCGCACTTATGTTCTTGGGGAATTTCTGAGTGCTCAGTATTAAGTATGTTAGTATCAGGATGGGCCCAATCAATAGTAAATAAATAATTTCCATGATAAAATTTTTTATCTTTACCTCTAAACTTACCGTCTAAACCAGCCATCCAATCAAAGCAATGCACACTAGGCCAATAACTAAAACAGTTCCACAACTGTAACTCGTCGACCGACATATCCGGCACTTCGGATCTTTGAAAATGTTTTTGGAAAAAAGCTGAGATAGGCAGGCGATAGTAGACCGCCCCATTCGGAAGCATGATATGAAATAAGAGCGCACGTCCAGAGATACTTGCAATGCCGAAAACAACACAGTCTGCTTCACCTCGTCTCTTTTCATCCATATCGTACAGATACTCCGTCCTAATCTTGCAATAGATTGGGGGAATGTTTGCGTTAAGATATGCCATAGTCTAGCCCTCCAACTTGTCCATATTATCATCCTTTTATGTCTCCCCAAGTTTTTCCATACTCGGCGTCGACTTTATTTGGTATTACCATCTTTACTCCTCCAGGTCTAACGTTTTCCATAATTTCTTTGACCCTCGCTCCTTGCTGCTCGTCACTCACAGATACATCCAACTCATCGTGTATCTGGATATGTGGTACAATTCCTTCTTTATATAAATCTAGCATCGCCTGTTTTGTCATATCTGCAGCGGATCCTTGTATCAATTTATTCAAAGCTTTATATGTCATGGCTCTTTTAATATGTTTAGGATGGTCAGATTGTAGATCTTCCTCAACTGCTTTCCAATTCTCATCAGAAAATTCAGGATACTTTGTTCTGATTCTTTCTCTGTACAACTCAGCAATTTCTACCTTTGTTCCAAGTTGTGGTAACTTACCTGGTGTATATTCATTAATCTGCCATCTTGGAAAACGACAATGTCTTCCTCCAATTGTAGCAATTACACCATGTTCCTCTGCTTCGTTAATTAAATTTCTCATTAAATCTTTTACGAATGGAACTCGATCATGATACTTGTCAAATAATTGTTCTGCTTGATACTTATCTAATCCTAATTCGTTTTGTAATTTACCTTTACCCATTCCATAGAATAATCCTAAATTAATTGTCTTTGCTTGTTTACGATCAATGCCTGCAAGGTCTGCAACAACCTGGTGAAAGTCTACTGAGTTATCATTAAATTGTTTTACAATTTCTTTTACAGATGGTTGCTGTGAAATGTAATCATCATCTGCTGCATAGTGGACCACCAGTCTTGGTTCTTGTTGTGAATAGTCAAATGATCCCCACAGATGGTCACGTTCGGGTAAGAATAAACCTCTGATTTTACTACCTAATTCAGGGTTTCTGATAGGCATTTGTTGTAAGTTTGGATTAGCATAACTGAATCTTCCAGTCACTGTACCACCGGTATCAGATCGTATAGGGTTAATATCCGCATGAATCCTGCCTTTGTGAACATGTTTTAAAATACTTTGTATAAATGTTGTATGCATCTTGTTTATTTCTCTGGCTTTTGCTATCTTCTTGACCAGAGGATGTTCATGTTCTTGAAGGAAAGTTTTTGTAAATGAAGGAGAACCTTTTGCAGTATTGGGATAAGTTAGTTTTAGTTTATCAAAAATTTTTGCAATGTTTCTGGCAGCCCATATTTCAGGTTCTATTCCTGTCTCTCTTTGTACTGTTCGCAATAATTCTTCTTCTTGTGAAATTAGCTGTGACTCAAGTATGTGTGCTTGCTCAACATCTACACGAACGCCGTTAAATTTCATATCAACTAAACAGGGAAACAAATCTGTTTCTAATTTAAATACTTTATGTAAGTTTTGTTTATCAATTTCTTTTGTAAGTTCGTTATATAAATCAATTGTAATAGCAGCATCTTGTTCTGCATATCTTCCAACATACATTGCAGGAAGTTTATACATCTCTGCTTTAGGATCGATACCTGCGTTTTCTGCAGCTTCGTTTAATAATGTTTCATCTTTACTAACTTTTAAATAATCCCAGGTTGCACTATTTAGTGAATACCAAAATCTATTCTCATCAATTAAAGATAACATCACCATGGTATCAACAATCTTACCTTTAATCTCGATTCCCGCTGCTCGAAGCCAGCTGACATCGTACATGGCATTGTGAAAAATTTTTGTATTATCCGCAGCACAAACTTCTTTCATGTAACCCATCACCATATTCTTATCTAAATTACCTGCTCGATGCGCGATAGGATAGTATCCAGACCATTTGAATCCACCTTCGTTAACTGCGAGTGCAATGCCAATAATTTCTCCGTTACCTCTAACTGCACCTGATCCCTTAGATTTTAAATCTGGATCGCGTGTTTCTAAGTCGATGGCAACGTGTTTAAATTTAGATAAGTCAGGAAACTTATCTGGAGCATTCCATTCAATAGGTGTTTCAAACATTATTTATCCCACTCTTTTCTTAATCTATCAATTTCTAATTCACAGTAGTGAATAATTTTATTAAGATCTTCTATCTTATTTTTTTTAAGATATCGAACTGCGTATTTAATAACATTTCCTTGAAAGAAGTTCAAGTCATTGGACATAATAAAATCATATGGTTGAATTTTTATTTTATAATGATTTCCTCCTTCCTGCTTATCTTTAGCTTCTTCTCTAAAAAAAGATTCATTTGTCATTGTATGTCTTCTCCTGTTGTATATTGATATTTAGTATTGTTGTTCATGTAGAACAATTTATTCTTTGCACGTGTCACTCCTACAAACCATACTCGATGTTCAGTATCTTTAAATCTTTCACTTTTAATTGCTTCATGAAAAGGTTTCCAACTAATATCAGTAAATAAAATAACGTTGTCACATTCTTTTCCTTTGGCCTTATGAATTGTAGATACTGTAATTCTTGGGTCTTGATGCAGGTCCTCACCTTTATCTAATAGTCCTTGAATATAATTCTTTTGATCGTCTGACATTTTTAATTGCTTCCAATCTCCTTCAATTAGTAAACCATGATTTTCTCTCAACTCTTCTAATGAAACCGTATAAAGTTTTTCTAATTTCTTTGAGTCTGCATGTCCTCGAGACACATTCCCTTTACCATTATCCCATCTTATAAATTGATTGTAAAGCAATGCAGCTTCTTCACCTGATACGCTTGCACCTTGATTTAATCTATCCCAAACTCTCCATGCTTTAATCATGTTCTCTGTAATTAATTGTGCTCTTCTACAAAAAAAGTACTGTTCTTGAGATTCCAAATACTCTATAATATTGTCCTGCTGATCATTAATTCTTGTTAAAATCATCCAGTTTTCTTTATCAAAATCTACATCATCCAAATCGAGGTTATCAATAACCTCTCCTGGATCACCACCTCGAGGTAACCATTCCTTCTCAAGTCTTTCTGTGATATTACTTAAGACATTCATGGCTTCTTTATGGATGTTTATGGGGACACGATTCGATTGAATTTGTGCATCTAACTCTCCCTCTAAATTTATAAACTCTGTAGGTGAAGCAGCGGTGAACGAAAAAATCGTTTGATCGTCGTCCCCTGCAATGTAAGATCTATCGCATGTAGATTCAATTTGATAGAACATCTTCCATTGCAGAGGATTCAGATCTTGTGCCTCATCTAAAAAGACTGCATCAAGGGACGGATGGCAGTCATTATCGATGAACTGTTTTATCATATCTGAGAACTCATACATTTTAGTGTCTCGTTTATAATCTTCTATATCTTGGTAAAGTTGTTTGGCAGCGTCTATGTTGACATCATCTTGCAATCCCATTTCAAATGCCATGTGTCCAAGATCATCCCTGCCTTTTAATTTATTTTTTGTGTATTGAATTAATTTTAAAATATCGCTGTTGTATTCATAATAACTTGAATCAGATCTTTCTTTACCACCAAAGTCAATATCTCCATGACCTTTTACAATTTTAAATTCATTCCATCTTTTATCTTTCAATAATAATTTTGGATCTAAGTTTAGTGTTTGTCTGCCTAGAGCATGTAATGTAAATATTTGTATTTCGTTTCCAGGATATAATTTATTAATTCTATCTCTTGCTTCGTCAACTGCAGCATTACTAAAACCTACACATAAAATTTTAGATTGCTGTGTTTTGTATTCATTAATTTCTTTATTTAGATAATGATGAATCAATCGGTGTGTTTTACCTGTGCCTGGTGGTCCAGGTATTTTTATTCTCTTCACGATTTACCGCCTTGTACAACTTGAAACGAAGCTTTTTTCTTTTTGTTTTCTCTTACAATCGGTTCATGTATTTTTTGTTCATCAATCTCAATCACTCGTGTTGTCTTGTTATCAATTTTAGGAGATTTTTCTCTGCCGTTGTAAATATCAATAAACATTTTTTGTGTCTTGATGCTCGTCATTCGTCTCGAGTCCCAACCGTTTCTATTTAAGAATGTCCAATAGTCTGTCCATTTAAATATTGTTGTTCCATTCTCACTAAATGGTTTTCCTTTTCTTACATCAGAAATATCTTTACCTGGTGCACGTGTTGCAAATCTTTCAAATAAATCTTTCATTTGTACATCAAGTTTAGATGATTCTGGCGCAGGTATATCTTGTATGTCTTGAAATAATTTCTTTAATAACTTTCTCCATTGTAATTTACTTACCGGATCCATAATCT